GTATATAACTTTTTAAAAAATGATGTACACTTTTTACGAGCTTTAAGATAAATAATATATATGTTAACAACGCTAACAATTCCTGGTACAACAGTAAATGTTGATCTATCTGCTCTATCTATTTACTCAATTAGAGATATTCCTAGTGAACAAAGAGTAGCTGTTAAGCTTCATAATATACCTCTTGCTTTTGTAGTATGGGACGGTTCTACTGAATATGCTGCAGCTAGTGCTTGGACAAACGAAAGTGTATTAGCAGCTGCAACCGATTTGCTTTCTCTTAGTACTGATAGTATTAAATGGTTATTTTAAATTTATTTGTCTCTCTACAAACTGAGACTCACATTTTCTAAAATTACCACATTGTTCACTACATGGTTTTAAAGGGGTATTTGACCACGTTTCTTTGATTTTATTTAAAAACTCTTTATTGAAAATTTCTTGTAAAGAGTAATCATGTAAGCTATAAAATGAACCTATCTTTGCGAGATATTCATTTCTATAAATGTACGATGGTTTTGTTGATGATTCTAACCAACAACAAGGACTTATAACACCATTAGCTGAAACGTATATACTATTCTTTTGTTGAGCTTTACAGGTTATATTACTACCCTTAATACTCTTTTCCTTTTTATTTAACGTTTCACTGTATGTAGTAGCTTCTAAGGTATGTGTATAAACACCATTACTATCTTTTACATCTAAACTATTAGCGCCATGAAACCTAGTTGTGTGTTTAGGTTCAAAATCATTAAACTTCATTTCATTGGCTAACTCTCTACATGCTTCTACTTGATGTTCGTTATGCTTAAACACAAGCATGTACCAAGATGCTTTACCTCCAGCTTCAATAAAAGTTTTTGCATTATGCATAATTTTTTCCCACACTGTATTAATTCTATAAAGCTTATTTGTGTCTTCTAATCCATCAATAGCAAAAATAACTTTTACTTTGTTTTCAGCAAGCTTCTTCCACCAATTATCATCCCTAGCACTCCCGTTTGTAAACAACGATAGCATCATGTTTGGATTATTCTCTCTAAGATACTGAAAGACTTCGATGGTGTCTCTAGCCATTATAGCATCTCCTAAATTACCGCACATTCTTAAACTTGTTAGCTGTTTAACAAAATCTATAGAGAACCACTTCTTAAATAAATCTATTGTTATTTCATCTCTAAGTAAGTTCTCTTTACCCTCGTTTATTAACTTAGTACGAGAGCACATAGGACATCTTGCATTACACTTACTCGTTAATTCGAGATGTATATCACGGATGTCTGAAAGATTGTACATTATTTTGTATACCCAAAACCTTGCTGATACCAAGTAAAGTTATTATCAATCCAATCACAAACTTGTTTACCAAGAACAGTATTATAATCAGGTGTAAGAGGTTGTACTTTATTTTTGATCGTATGAAGATCAGAAGTTAAACCATAAACAGAATCATCTTCTTTAATAGATTGTTCAACGTTATCGAAATCGTGTTTAAAAGATTCCAAACCAATATACTGATAAACCTTATCCATTTCTCTTTGCGGATAACTAGTTAGATCTTCTGCTCTAATGTAAAGAACCTCATTATTAATACCTTCAAGGAAACATTGATTAAGTCTTTCTAAAGCTAAGCCTACTGGAGGTCCTGCTACCCAAGAATCAATTCTTTTTGCTGTACTCGTTCCTTTCATCTCAGCATGGTTCTGAATAGGTTGATGATGAGATTGATTCTTTCTATAGAGCTTTTCCATTGAAGCAAAGATACTCTTTAAATTCCTTACCATACAAATCATCTTAGGTTTATACGGCATAAACTCTTCAAACCATCTATAATGAATAGTACCGCCCCTAGTCTTAATACAAAGGTTAGGCTTGTCTGTATAGGCCTCAGCATACCCATGAAGACCTCCCCAGCAAAAGCCTTTCCACGTAGTTGCAGCTAAAGACTTATCCATCGCTTTAACTTCTGGAGTACCTGTATAGTTCATTCTAGCACCATAGAGATATTCCAGTATAGGATCAGTCTGAGTAGCCTGAATAGATGGATGCTGATTAAGAATACATTGTATTAATGTACTCATGCTCCTTGGCATAGAAGAGTTAAAGAATATATTCTTCATTAGAATACTATAGTAGGTTGAGGTGCAATATCAAATATAAGATCATTTTTAGAGCCTAGAAGAGATTCTACAAACTGATCTTTATCAAACATATTGTTCATATTATCGTAAGGACATTCATGAAACTTACCTCCGGTCCAATCATCTTCTTCTAAGTACGAATCAATACGATGACGGAAAGACTCTGTACCACTGGCTACAATATTATCATGAAGAGAATGACCGAAAACAACAGGTGAGTTAGAAATCCAACCAACAGTAGCCTTCTTATTAAAGGCAGCTGCAGCATGTTGCATAAACGAATCAATACCGAGAAACTTATCACCTAAAGCAATATAACAAAATAAGTTTCTAAAACTATCTGTTACCTTAAACGTATCTTGAAGTTCAGGTTGATTATCTCTACGAATATGAAGAACCTTACTGAACTTATCTTTAACAGAGTTTACAACCTCTTGAGCAAACGCTGGAGGAAGATCTCGAGACCATGAATAAGGATGACCTTGTTGTTCAGCTCCTCCACTAGACTGAACTATAAGAATAGGTCCATCTTTTTGAAGTTGATTTTGAGCGAAAATGAGTTCTCGTTCAGTTAAAAAGATTTCCGGCTTTGTATCAATACAAGGAATGTTAAGAACGTTACACCAAATCTCAGCTAACGACTTCTTCTTATAAAGAAGATCTCCGGAATGATAAGGCTCCATTCGTAAGATAACAGAATCCTTTCCATTAATGTAATCATCATAAAAGTAAGGAATATTACCGAACTTATATACTCTATAAATGTTAGGGTTATGTACAAAGACTTCTGGCCAGGCACACACTACAATGAGTTTGTGTTCAGGATATTGAGCCTTAATTGACTTAACAACTGATGTTGCTGCAATATTCTTACCACAACCTCCATCAATATGAAAGATAACGTATTTGTCCATAAAATAATTTATTAGTGACTAACTTTATCGGCAAGGGCGGCAATATAATTTACTAAATCAATTGCTGTATCCTTCTTATAACCTCCAGCAAAACGAGAATACTTTTGATCAATAAATGTAGCTAGGGCAATTGCTTTACAAGTCTCATCATCAACATCAACCTTAGTGTATTGTTTAATAATAGCTTTAGTCAAATGCCACACTCCATCCTTACCCCAAGTATCAGCGTACTGATCCCCTCTCTCCTGCATCGTCTTAGCAACTTCCTTTAAGGTATTAGTTGCTGAAGCAATAAATTCGTTAGCCATTATCGACCAAGCCAGTTTTGAGATGCCATATTAGCTGAAGATACTTCAGTAATATCAAAGTGAAGAGAATGATTTACTCCGTTAGCCTTAATACCGAATGAACGAATCTTTCGAGTACCCTTAGCATAAGGAACAATTCTATCTAAAGTACTTTCATTAACAATTTCGTAATTGTTATTAAATTGCCCTGCTAAGGCTGAATAAAGAAATTGAGCTACATCTCCTCCAGTTACCTGTTCAGCGGCAACAATAAAGGTATTAGGTGGTATAAGGGCACGGTTAATCATATTTTTTATTTAAACCTTATCTTTTTGTTTTGCTAGTGTCTCTTACTTCTTTCTTTTCAATGCCGAGCATTGTATGCTTGTAGTCTCGTTCTTCAGCATAAAAGTCTTGAAGATCTTTACCTGCAAGACCCTTAGGAGGGGTACGATGCCAGGACTTATTTGTTTTCATTATTGCTTTTGATGGCCAGGTGTGCATAAAATTTTAAAGGTTAGTTTCGTAATCTACAATTGAGTCAAGTCGAAAGGAACGCCAAGCTCTCTTCTCAATATCCCAAACTGCTATAGCGTCATTGCTTTCACTTTTAATTTTTTTATTCTCTCTTTCTTCTAATTCTGGTAAATACTCCTCATTAAGAGTACAAATCATTTTACGAAGAGTATCATCCTTCTTTTTGAAGTTAACAGTTACTACTGTATTTTTGAGCAACTTCTTGAACTCGTCTTTCGTAGGCATATCTAATATATTAGACGCTTTATAAGAAGTATCAAGCATCAAAATCACTAAAATTAATACTATTTTCTAAAGAGTTTAAAATATATGTTTGAATATCTTTTTTAGAAGGATTTTCTTTCTTTAAAGCTCTAGCAACTGCTTGACGAAACTCTTCATCGTACTCCATTTTAAACACGAGTTTGCTTCCATAATCTTTAACGTCGTGTATTTCGAGTTTCATTCTTCTTTTTTCTTTTAAATTTTTTTCTTTTTAATAAGAGGTTTTCGTGGAGAGCTGCTTTATAAAGTTTATCTGTTACACATTTTAAAAATCTTGCGTTATCAAATAGACTTACATTATTTATTACTCTTGACTCAGCATAAAGTACCATAGTCTCTGACCAATCAGGATAAATGTAATGAATACATTCGTGATAGGCTGTTGCCAGAATCTCTCCTCTAGTATCGAACTGTATATCCGTCCAATTACACAGTCCGTGAACACCATTTAACCTACGCAAGTTAAAGAACTCAGGTGGTTTTACCCGAGCTAGGTACAAACAACGACGATAAACATGCTTTATATCATTTTTTGTAAGCTTAAATGTCGCCATATATAGTATTTATTCTAAATACTTTTAACTTTATTTCAACAAGAACAAGTATAAATAATATATATGGACGTTAATAAGATTCTAAAAGAATCAGGTGAATGGGATGGTAATAGTAACTTATCTATGGGAGGGTTTGTACCTCATGTAAAAAGACTCTTACCTTTTCCTCTAGAAAACGTCGAAGAAGATTTAGCTGAAATCTACTTTAACATGGATAAAGTTAGAAAGAGGATAGAAGTTGTTCGCCGTAACAATGTTACAAGTCTTACAACAGCTAGATTAAAGAAACTTCGTAGAATGCAGTATAAGATTAATACAGCTATGGCTATTATTAAGCATTTAACTACAGAGTTAGATAGTTTCTTTATTAACTAAGAAGGTCTTTAGCTGTAGCTGGGATTGTATCTCCTTCTGGTCCTTGAAGTACTTTAGATAGAGGTGTTGTAATCTGAGTAGAGAAGAATTGCATCTTAATACCATTAACTTGATTACAAGATTCACACTTAAATCTATTCTCTTGATTAAGAATAATAGGTACAACATTAGATTGAGAACAATAAGAACAGGTTAAACGAACAGTAAACTTTGATATCTGTTTCATCTGCTCATTGATAAGCTCTACAGTCTCAACAGCATCCTTACGAAGAAGGAATGTGTTAATGATAGCAAATAGTATTACTTGTATACAAAAAGCTAAGATAAAGAATCCCCAGAACTTACCTGCAATCAACCATCCTCCTGTACCTACTAGAGAACTTACTAAAGCAGTAAACCCTAGCGAGATAAGAAGGACGAGTGTCTCAGGTCTAGTAAAAACCTCTTTTAGTTTATTAAGTAGTTGCAACTTTTTCATAAATTTTATCTGTAGCGATATCAATATACTTTAGAATGTCTAGAGGCTTTAGTTCAACCTTATCAAAGTCTACTTTTCTGTCATCGCACTTATCTCCAATAACATTAATAGCTTCTTCTAGAGCTGACCATCGGCACAATTCGTAGGTTGACATCTTAGTAATATCTACATCAGACACTTTAGGTAATTTGTTGGTTTGTTTCATAATTAGAATTTGAATATACTACTTTTTGTCTGACACGGCAAGAGCTTTTTCTAAGTTATTAATATTTGCTTTCGATACTTCAAATACCTCTACAGGAAGTTGTTCAACAAAATCTAATACTTTGGTTACTAGACCTTCTGTAAACTCTTCTTGAGTAAGAGATAACGGATAACGATCAGGTAATTGCATAAACTTAAATACATCATTACTTTCTCTCTCTAAGTATAAAATAAATTCTCCTTGTCTATGTTTAGTAAAAGCATAAACGCTTCTCTCTTTAGGTTCTTTGAGTTTCTTTTTAAACATCTTATTATTTTATTATAAAACAAAGAATAATTCAAGTTTAGATTAAATATATTATATGATTACTAGAGACGATATTCTTCTTGCTGAAGCTTATATATCAGCTTATAAGAAGAATGTAAGTGCACCAGAAGAGATGGAAGATGTTACCGATAATGCTCCTGATACTGAAGGTGCTGTTGAGATGCACGCCGAACCTGGTGCTGTAGTTCTCTCTCTTGCTGGTGATAATGAAGAATGTTCTTGCAATGATCATGAGTCTTTTGAAGAGCATGAAAATGAAGAATCTAGAATGGCTAAGACTAACCTCTTCACTCTCTTTACAGATGCTAAGTTACTTCACGATCTTATTTGTTCTGGTGAGGAACTTGAGCCTTGGATGCTTCAGAAGATTGCTGTTGCTTCCGAGAGTGTTTGTTCCGTAACCAAAGTTGTTCGTTATTTAGCAGCTAGAGACGGCGTTTTATAATAATTTCTCTCTTTAACTTCGTCCCCGTTCAACACGCTGACATCGAATCAGCCTTGAACGGGGTTATTTTTTTTTCTAAATGCTCTGGTTTGCTAACGACGGTGAATAAATATAAATATGATAGGATTTATTTATATTACAACAAATCTGCTTAATAATAAACGATATATAGGTAAAAGACAGATTAATTGGGCTAAAGAAAATATTGATACATATTTAGGTAGTAGCAAAATTCTAAAAGAAGACATTAAAAAATACGGAAGAGAAAATTTTAGAAGAGATATATTGTGTTTCGCTGAAACAAGAGAAGAATTATCCTCGCTTGAAAAAGAGTATATTATAAAATATAATGCTGTTGAGGATGATAATTTTTACAACATGCACCTTCAAGGAGAGCGATTTATACCTCATAAAGTACAAAGTAGAGAACATGTAAAAAAGAGAGCGGATAAAATGAGAGGGTGTAAGAGAGGAAAATATAAGCGTGAAAAACTTCGTCCAATGTCAACAGAGTTGCAGGAGCAAATTCTTTCTTTGTATAATTCTGGTAGCAGTATATGGAATATATATCGCGAAACAGGCTTTCATTGTTCGGGTATAAAAGAGTTTCTCTCACAAAAAAAGCTTGATTTTAAGACAAAAGGCTGGCAAAATATATGGACAAAAAAAGAAGAACAAGAGTTATTAGAGATGTATAATGATAATCTATCATGTAAAGAAATATCTAAAATTACACATCGTAATATAACATACATTAGCAATAAGTTAAAAGAGTTGGAAGTTACATTAAAAGATTCTAATTATTATAAAAATATAACAAAATGATTTTACTATTTCAAGCTTGCGGTTCCTATGCTATCAAGCCATAATAATAGCATGAAAATTATTAATAAGTCCTCCGGATTCGTAAAAGCATCAGAAGTCGAAATTCCTGCAATTTATAGTAGGAGGTTCAAGACTGGTAAAGAAGATCTTGACGCTGTATTTGGTGGTCAGGGCTTCCTTCCTGGTATGTCTTTTACCCTTGCTGCCGGTCCTGGTACGGGTAAGACGACGATGCTGATTCAAATGCTTGAGTTGCTTGAACGTAACGGCAAGAATACTGCTTACGTTTCCGCTGAAGAGTCTATTCAGCAGCTAGCCTTTAGCTGTAAGCGTTTGGGAGTAGCTAGTGTAAATGTAGCGAATATGTCGACTATCGAAGATATCTTCGATGCTGTTAAGGTTAATAAGTTCGATATGGTTATCCTCGATTCGCTTCCTGCTCTTACTACTCGTAAGAAGCTTCGCGGTCGTCAGCTAGAGGAGTATCTTTCTAATTATATTACGACTAAGGCTAAGGAGCTTGAGTGCGTAGTTGGAATCATTCTCCACTTTACGAAGACTGGTACCTATAAGGGTTCTACTCTTCTTCCTCATAGTGTTGATTGCAATATTGTGATGAATAAGTCAAAGGATAATCCTATTATTCGAGAGATCGAAGTGACGAAGAATCGTTTCGGTGTGAGCGGCTTTAACGCTTTCATGATGACTGAGACTGGTTTTGACTTCGAGAGGGTTGAAGCTGAGGTTAACGAGAACGAAGCTCCGAAGAAGAAAGGTAAGATCGAGCAATATCGTCAGGCTGTTCTTGATGTCATTAAGCAGCAGGGTTCAGCTGATCTTCCTACGATTACTCGAATCCTTCAGTGCTCTATTAAGGCTCAATCTACTCTCCGAGATCTGACTCTTCAAGGTATCATTCAGAAAGAAGGACGAGGAACTTCAGCAAAATGGGTTGCAGCTTAACCAATAACACTATAAATTAACAATATGTCAAAAGGATCTAAACCACGCATTGCAGACCGTAAATCATTTAATAAAAACTTCGATGCGATTAAAACTCGTAAGGTAGAAGGGTTTGTACAAAAGAAGGGTAAATTAACAAAGAAGTATTAAATCATTTTGTATAAATAATATACAATGTTTCGTAAAAAAGATGATCAGTTATTAGAAGAAGCTTATCAACGTGTAAGATCTGGTAGGAAGACACTTACCGAAGCAGGTTATTACGGTGGAAGGGAAGTACAAGCTCCTGGAACCGGTCCTATGTCTAAGGAGATTGATTATCATCCTCAGAGAGATCAAGCTATTGAAATAATAAACTCTTTAGGTATTCAGCTTAAGCCTGATATAACTGAAGAAGAATTTGATAAAGTAGCTAAGAAGAAGATTATAGACACTGTAAAGAGTAAAGGAGGTAGTGATGAACAGGCTGAACATCAGTATAAAGATTTAAAGCGTAAAATTTTTATTGGTATGACCTCTATGGATAGAGATAAATGGTCAAATTTATTAGATAAGGTTACTACAGCGCGTGTTCAGCTCTTTAATAAAGCTCCTTATTTTGAAGCTCTTCTCAGTAAAATGAAAGTTTGTTATACTAGAGACGGTGTAGATACAATGGCTGTTGACAACTACATGAACATCTATCTTAACCCTGAGTTTGTTTTAGAGGATTTAACAACAATTGAAACAACAGGTGTATTAGCTCACGAAGTAATGCACATTGTTAATTTAACACACGTTAGAAGAGAAGATAGAGATGCTGAACTGTGGAATATAGCTACAGACTATATTATGAATAAGGAGCTTTTAAAAGACGGGTTTACTCTTCCTACGCTTGGTTGTTTACCGTATGAAAAAAGTGGTCGTTGGATTATTAAGCTCCTTGAAGGTAAAAGAGATATTAAAGATTTAGATATTTCAGAAATGGATGAAGAAGATCTTTATAGAATCTTAGATGATATAGCCCTTCCTCCTGATTATCAACAACAACAAGAAGAAGAACCATCACCCTTACCTATTAAGAAAGGTCAAGTCATTTACGACGAAGATAAAGGTCAGTATGGTATAGTGACAAAAGTTGATGAAAGGAATGGTAAAGTTTATTCAAAAGATATACCTGAATCAGAAGTACCAAAACATTTAAAATAATATGGAATCAAATATATCTAGAGTAAAAATAGTTACTAAGCCTAGTGGTACACCAGGAGAATCAGAGGGAGGTAGTATGCCTCCAAACGTTAAGCCTTATGGAGCTCCTTTGGATCAAGAGAAAGGTAGTAAAGGTCAAAAAACAACTGGTCAGGGGCAAGCTCAAGACGCTTCGGGTAAAGAACGCGAAGAAGGTGAAGGTCAAAGTCAGAAAAGAGGTGAAGGCCAAAAGCAAAAACAAGGCGAAGATCAAGAGCAAAAACAAGGCGAAGATCAAGAGCAGAAAGACGGCGAGGGTCAAGGTCAGAGCCGAGGTCATAAAATACAAAGAGGTAGAGGTGAGCAAAAACAACAAGGTCAAGGCGGTGGTCAAGGACAACAAGGTCAAGGTCAAGGCGGTGGTCAAGGACAACAAGGTCAAGGTCAACAAGGTCAAGGTGGTGGTCAAGGACAACAAAGTCAAGGTGGCGGTGGTCCGGGTCAAGGTGGTCATAGAATAACCCGAGGCGGTAAAACTATGGATAAACATATTGATGCAGGGCAACATAAACCTAAAGTCCTTAATCCTAATGGTACTGAAGATCTTGAAGCTAATGATTGGGATGAAATGACTGAACAGCAAAAAGAAGCTTTAATGAAAGACAAAATTACACAGGCTTTAGATCAAATTGAAAAGCAGTATGGTCAAGGAGGGGGAGGTATACCTAGAGGTTTTGATCGTAAAAGACTTCTACCTAGAGAAGATTGGAAGTCTATTTTAGAAAACTTCCTTGATGATGAAGCTCAAAAAGTCATCAACGACATGAAGCCAAATATAAGAGAGATTGCTGGTACTGGTGTCTGGTCTGCTGGATATGACTACGAACAAAAGCAGATTAAGTGTATGATTGCTGTTGACGTATCAGGATCTATTGATGATAATGATCTTACTTTATTTGTTACAAAAATTCATGAAATTATCGATGAACCTGATTTTCCAGAAGTTAAACTACAATTACTATTCTGGGATGGTAAGGTGGAAAAAGCTGTAACATTAGACACTGGAGAACAAGGTGGAAAGCAAAATGTTGCTCAAATCTTACAAGGTATAACAACAAGTGGTAGAATAATTGGTGGCGGTGGTACTGACCCTTCTTGTATTAATACCTGGGTTAATGCTAATAAGTCTAAATTAGATATAGAGATTGATGATTTACATATTCTTATTATGACTGATGGTCATTTTAGCTCAGATTTCGTTTTACCTAATACACAAGAACAACCTGTTTGGATACTTAACGGTAAGAAAGCAACTGATGAACATATTAAAGCTAATCCGAGAAGGAGATATACGGATATTCACTTTGTAGATTTTAAGCAGAAGTAATAAATAAATATAATAACATGTACAAATTAAAGAAAAGACTATTAGAGGCTGAAGAACCTATGACTCCTCAAAAAACTAAAGCTTCTATGTCAGCTGAAGATGCTAAAATTCGTGCTGGTGCTATTAGTCTTGCTCAAAAAGTACAGAAAGCTATTTTAGAAAAGCCTCCAGGTTTTAAAGATGTACAAAGAAACGGTGGAAAATTACAATACCCTCTTACAAATCCTCCTCAAGAAGTTGGTACATATAATATTGCTGCTTGGAATGGTGTTAAGAGAATGCAAATAGATGTAATTCGTGCATTTTATACAGAACCAAAACAGAATCTTCTTATATATGGTGAGCCTGGTATTGGTAAGAGTGTTTCTATAAAGACTGTTTGTAAGAGACTTGCTAATGATAGTGGTAGAATCTTTGTTAACTTTAATGAAGCTAGTGATGAAGAAAGAGCTGCATTATATGCTGAACCTAGTAAGTACTTTTTAATTGTTGACGTACGTACGGCTTTAGTTGAGCCCGTTGATATTGTCGGTATACCTGATATTCGTTCTAGAGAGAAGCATATTACATATAAAGTTCCTCCTTTTGTTAGAATGTGCTCTCAAAAAGATGCTATGGGTATTCTCTTCTTTGATGAAATCAATCAAGGTGAACCTAGAATTTTAAAATCGATGTTCCAGATTGTTGAAGATCGCAACTTTAATGGTGTACCTTTAAGTACAGGTATGTCAATTGTTGCTGCTGCTAACCTTGGTGGTAAGCATAAGAATAAAGATCTTCCTCCAGCTTTAACAGATCGTTTTGGAGCCGGATTCCTTGTAACTGACGCTGCGGCATGGTTAGAGTGGGCTGAAGGCAGTGATGAAGATTTAGATCTACCTGCTGGTGTCGGTGCACCTCAGGGTAAATACAAATTTAATGGTCGACCTCTTGATCCGTTTATTATTGCTTATGTTCAGGCAAATCCAAATAAAAACTTCAATGTAAAGCCGACAACAGGTAATGCTTCTGACAAAATGCCTACTCCTAGAAGTATGGAAAAACTTTCAATTCAATTGAAGAAGATTTATGCTGACTACTATCATGTTGAGACTGTAGGAGAACTAGCTTACTTTGATGAAGTACCTATGATTGATGCTATGGCTCAGGCTGCTGGTGTTTGTTGTGGTACTGAATGGGCTAAAGACTTTATTAATTTCGTTAACTATATGTGGGAGTATGAAGTCAGCAAGCTAATAGAAGACGCTAAGACTCATAGTATTGTCAGTAAACCTGTTCAAGATAAGCACGCCATTATGGAATGGTATTTCGGTAAGCTTGAAAACATACTTGAAAAACTTGAGCTTAACGGACAATGGAACCCTAACGCTAAAATTACTGAAGAGGATAAACAAATTATGTTAGCTATTCCCATGCTTTCAATTTCATTTATACAGACCCCAGAAATTAAGCCCTGGTTAACTGCTATGTGGAAGAGAATTAAGAATCTGCCTAACAAGGGTTATGGTAAGGTATTAGACTATTGTAACCTTGGAGATTACGATCCAAAAATTAAAAAGGCCTTTATGGAAACAGCTATACCTACATTAAATAAATTAATTTCAAGTAAGGCTCTTGATCAAAAGCAAATGTTTGATAAGAACGGTAATCCAGTTACTAATAAGAAACAAGCCTTCCAACCTAGAATATAATATGAATAAGAAACAATTAAAATGTTTAGCTGAAGATCACTATTTTGGTGGTAGAGTATTAACAGATGATGAATATAGTATTCTTAAAGAATCAGAATATGCTCATTTAGTAACAATGAAGGACAAGTTTGATTGCTTGTTTGAAGATGCTAATCCTTCATTTGAACCTTCTACAAAACTTACACCTATTAAGAAGCCTGATCATCATAAGTTTCATATCGGCCCTGACCGCGATGTTATTAATCATTTAATAAATGAAATTGAACATTTCTTTCATTTAGGTATTAGTAATACATCAACAAGAAAGTATATGAAGACAGATGTGTTTAAGCTTAGAGACTATATCAGACGTCACGTTGAAGACGATATGCTAAGAGGAGATACAGCTGAGTATTTACTCAAGGTAGCTAATAATCATAAATATGATGTTTATGACATCATGTCTGATCTTTATTTAGCTGGTCAGCTTTAAAGTTCGTTTAAAAGCTCGTCAAAAGCTTTACGTGTTTCAGGTGCAACCTGATGCTTTGTAAGAGCTACTTGTATATCACTATCAGTAACTTTTTTACCTCTTATCGTTGCATATCTAAAATCGTAATCTGAGGCTATAGGTAATCCGTTTAGACTTGTAAGATCCTCCCCCATATAAACAAATTTACCTGTAACTTCATTTGGAGCAAAACTTAGATCTTTCTTTTGAGGGCCTGTTTCATTTAATATAAAGTCACCTATGATCTTATACGGTTTATAAAAATACGGATCTTGTAGTTTTACTTTATTATAATAAACATTTCCGATTATAGTATTGTCTTTAACATCATAAAACTCTTTAACCATATCTAGATCTGAACCAAATTTACCTTCTTTAATTTCTTTTAACTTATTTCTATAATTAACAAAATAGTTAATAATTTCTTTTTGTCTAAGAAGTTCTATATTGTTAGGTATACCGTATGTATATAGAGAAAAATAAGTATTAACATCTATTTCATAATTATGAGTATTCTTTTCAGGAGCCTGAATAAAATAACCAAACCCGTTAGTAAAATCGCTAATTCCTGCTATACTATTAAACCCATGAAGGGTTGCTGTCTTTAATTTTTTTGTAGTAATTTTATTTGCTCTATAACAAACATACTTTTTTGGAATAATATCATCAGAGGTATAGTTATCTGTCTTACAGTTCTCAATATCCATTGTAGCAAAAACAGTATAAACATATTGACTGTTACGTTCATCAATAATCTCTACAGGTTTATCTAATAA